GAACAGCTTGAACGTGCCCTTCTTGGGGGCATAGCCTGCCTTTGCAAGCCGGGCAAACGCCTTCTTGCCGGCGGCATGGGCCTTGCGGCTCACAATGCGGCCCTTGTGCATCATCAGATCCTTCTTGTGGAGGCCGCCGGACGTGTGCTTCGCCGTGCCGTGCCAGACCTTAATACGAGAACCAACCGCGGGGATATCAGAGGACATTTTTCTATAAGTTAATGAGGTTTAATTTTTACGAGTAAAGAGTTTGAACTGACCCTTCTTTGGTGCATAACCTAACTTGGCCAAACGCTTGAACGCCTTCTTGCCAGCCGCCGCCTGCTTGAGGCTTACGACCTTACCACGCTTGTTCAAGCCCAGATCCTTGCGGGTTAAGCCGCCGGATGTACGCTGAGCCTTACCACGGTAGACCTCGTACTTTGACCCTACTGTTGGTATCTCACCACCACTTAATAACGGAGTGTTGCCAGATGGTGTTGACAGTTTAATCTGGCCATCTGGGCATAGAGTTACATTTCCACCTACTTTGCGATTGTTCTTACGCGTCTTATGCTTACCACCACCGGTTGTAGCACTGAAATTCGCACCTGTCATGATTTGATCGAGCGATGTATTCATAATGCTTTCTAACGAAACAATAGATTTTTCTCAAGCATTGTAGCCTGTCGCCCTCGGACTGCCGATTTTGCTACAACTGTATCAAACCATGTTTCCATACTATCTAAGACTGGATTGGGGTCTAATGCCCGTGCTCGCTCTAACGCAACACGAGACCGCTGATTGTAAAATTCTTTGTCGTCTTTGAGTTTGCGAAGCGTTGTGACCCATGCCTCCAAATCACCGCGGTCACAATATATCGCTGCGTCGCTACAACATTCACGCAATCCGGGTGTGGGTGACACAACAACAGGTATGCCGGATGACATAGCCTCTACAGCGGTACGACCCCATGTTTCTTCCTTACTAGGCATAATTTGAATCATCGTCTGTGCGTAAACTTCCTTAATTTCAGTTGTATGTTGAATATACCGTAAATTTGGTAGACTATTGTTTGTTATTTGCTTTCTATATCCACCAAGTATACCCTGAAATTCCATTTCAGGAATTGCCTTGGCCAATTGAATTAGCAAATGCCCACCCTTATTGTCGTTCACGTTACTGAGAGTGACATACTTCTTTGTTTGTTTTTCCTCATCCACACGATATGCTCGATAATCTACAGCAGGAATAAAGACCTTCACATAATTGTTTGGCAGATCCTTACGTTGTGTACGTAAACTTTCGGCATTGAACACCGTCCACTGCCGTCCTTCAATGCTTTTATCCATCCATTGCTGTCCTATACTTCGAACATAGTTATCGGTATGTACCCATTCCACGAAAGGTTTTCCTGTGGTGCGGCTGAGCCATAAGAGTTGCTTGCGGTAAAGGTAACTATGGCTGTGAAGAATATGCGATGAATGGGCTACCTTAAAAAAAGTGTCTGTATCATTCAAATCAAAGCAACGAACATTATCGTATGTGCGTTGCGGATATCCTGGACTTGCGACCCACACATCATACTTATATGGTTTTGACATACAATAGGTGTTAATCGTATGGGCACATATTTCTGAACCGGCATTTACAAATGGCACGTAATCATGAAGAATCCATAACATGCGTATACGATTGTCTCTGGGTTCTATTTCTTTCCATATGGGCCATTTCTTGTATCCAATGCTTGCCGCTTTTTCGGGTGATATGTATAAGGATTGACGAACACGTATATCGCCAAACAGAAGGACAATGACAAACAAACCAGCTAGAAACAACCAAATGAGGTGGTGTGTTTGTGTTTTTGCCGGTGGCATCCCTATAGGTGCGTCGGGTATTTATTGTGGAATACTTGCGTCGGCAGCTTCATATGACATAGGGTGATTCATACGCCATTTGTTGAGAAGTGGTTTATTGTGAGGCGTGTTTGTGTTTATACAATTTTGTAAATATTTTGCCATACGATAAATATTTAATGGAGCATAAACACCGGCAAAATGAACAAGGAAATCACCCTGTTGATAAAGGCGTACAGTTTGATCATCTGCGGTTTCGCTGGGGCCAAATATATAGGCATTAAACAACCAGTGGGAGTCGATTGTTTCTATTTTCAAATAGTCTGTTGGGTGGGTTTTATATAATTCTATAATAGCTGCATTGTCCCACCAAATGTGATGTAAGTATTGAGTTTGTGAATAAGCACGGTTAATGAAATCATGAGCCCATGCCGATTTACCTCGTATAAACATATGACCATTATTCAAGTGATTACACGCATCGATTGTCCATAATATATCCTTGGTTGAAGGAATAGTGTCTATGAATGTTTCCAACTTAATTGTATCATTTAATATAATAGAATCTGCGTCAGACCAAAAAATCCAATCATATTCATATAGATGTTTTTGAATAATATTGAATTTTGACCATTGAACTGGCCGGTGTCGGTCCCATATATCTTTTCCGCCAATAATAAAGTCGTATCCATGCTTATTTGCATAGTTGCGCTTAGATTCCAATAATGGTTCCATTGCTTTAATATAGTCTGGACCTATACATAATGTTATTATAGCAATTTTATTTGGCATATTGCTGTAATTAATTTACACGATTTATTGTTTAGACCTATGTGTTTGGAACATACACAAAAATTGACAGACGATTTTTCTTGATGTTATTGTCAACTATTCTCTAATTAGTTCGTGCGTGTCTTTATACATCATGATTGATTCCGTCATTTCTTTGGTAACTGAGTTCGAGCCTGTTCAGTGTGTAACTGAACAGAAGCAGCCCTCAAAATATATTCGTGATGAGAATGGCCACTTTATTTGCCCATATTGTAAAGTAAAGAAAAATAAGCAAAATACTATGCTATACCACATTGAAAAGCAACATGAACATAAGACGCGGTTTGAATGTAAGCTATGTACTGATTGCCCAAAGTTTCTACAAAAGTGTACTTATCTTCATCATCTTGCGGTTGTTCACCCTGAGACTCCGCACCCTACAGATAAGGAAACAAATCCTTATGCGAATGTAACACATAATTGTCCTGAGTGTACGCATACAACGCATACAAAGGGAAATCTACGAATTCATTTTGCACGGGTTCACTGTGAAAAATGGATTCCTAGTTACGTTGCCAATGATGCGTGTAAGGGTGGCTGTGGCAAGATTTACGCAAGTTCAACTGCGTATCTTCACCATGCCCCATTCTGCTTTAAGGATAAGGCTCCACTCAATCATTCTAAGATGCTTGATCGTATTAAGTAAAGAGCATGATAACCAATCGCAGCACAACCCAGTAAAATTAGCATTTCGAAATAACGACGACTAGTGTCTTTTTTCAAGTAGGCTATTAGTAGAAGAAGGGGAACAATTAAGAAAATATGAATCCAGTTTACCCAGGCACTTTTATTCTCCTTTAATTTACCATACGCACGATAACTATGATAGACAAGAATCACAAGGGCTAGAACTCCAAGTCCATTAAACACTGCGTCAGGCGTAGTTTCTCGTGTGAATCCAACATATAGAAATAATGGACCTACTGCAGCTACATGAAACAGATTGCGTTGAAACTCTGTCATTACTCTAAAAAGTGATAGCATTTTTATTTTTGGTTTGATTGTCAATGTCATACTCATTGGAAACAGTGCTCTTACAATTAGAGCATTTAGGAACACCGTTTGCGGTGATTACGGCTCGCTGGTTGCGTGCCGAAGACGCAGCTGGACGTGGTGCTGTAGCTCTTACAGATCCAACTATACAAGATATCATTTATGAGGCTCAGATGAAGACGGCATGTGGATGGAAACCACCGTCTGGCATTCTAACAATCTATTGTGATGGTTCGTGTACGTCAAATGGGAAACCGGAGGCACGGGCAGGCTTTGGTGTATATGTTACCCGCGATGGTGTTGAGGCCTATCGACACAGTGAACGCATTGGGGCTGGTGAACCACAGACAAATCAACGGGCAGAACTACGTGGACTTCAACATGCGTTAACATATCTATTAGGATCAGGAACTGCTACTGGTATAATTTATACTGATTCTAAATATGCGTTAGATTGTCTACGGACATGGGGGCCTGGTTGGGAAAAGAAAGGCTGGAAAAAGGCCGATGGAAAAGATGTGCTTCATCAGGATTTACTAAAACCCATGATGGAGACATTGCGGATGCTTGGTGGCCGTGTTGAATTGAAGCACGTATTTGGGCATACTGGAGCGTTGGATGCTGTATCTGCTGGAAATGCGATTGCGGATGAACTGGCATGTGCAGCTACGGCACGCTAATTAAAAACTGTTTGGAGATGATAACAAAATTATAATGTTTGCCAATCCTAACCATCCAGCGGGCCCTGAGGATACAGCATTGAAGTTTGTACCATCACTCTTGAATGTTACACTTTGGTAAATATT